GATGAGAGCTTTTAGTTCTCTCCTATCAAAACTTAAATCCATACTGATAGGCAATATCCGGATAAATCCCAATTCCAATAGGGGTGAAAGAGATCAAAGATGCTCTTATCTGATGGAACCTTTTCTCGTTTTCTTTGCCTACACAGAAGGTAGGGGTGAGACCGTAGTTGATAAAAGGCTCACAAAACAGTACGGCAACCTCTACACTTCCCCCCGCTCCAATGTAGTATTTTCCCTCGTTCACATACTTCAAGTAAGAGCAGTTGCCATAGATGCGAGAGGCAATCACCGCTGTTACTAGTCCAATAGACACGTCAACCGCACTATTGTCAAACTTCTCACGACGCCCTACTTGAAAATTTGGTACAGGAATGGGTATTCCTACTCCAACACTAACGTAAGTATAAGACGAACCGTTTCCTTTATCCTTGGGGATTGTTTTCTCTGGGAAAGCGGACAAAGCGGTTTGAGCGCCAATTAGCGTTGCGAATATGTAGCAAATGATTATTTTCATTTTAACCTTCCAAATTTTTAATTAAGAATTGAGCATTTTATTTTGTCTTTTCGATTTTCAGCAATGCTAACCATTTCCTTGTCGTGCTAGGCTGTTCGCAGATATTTTCAGACATACGAAAAGAAAACTTGAATGATAAAAGAATTCCTAGTAATCCTGAGAGCATGAGCACAGTCCCTGAAACTACAGAAAAGAAGCCAAGAAGAAAACATGGTCCCCAAGGGGCTAGTGCTACTCTTGAGCCCAAAAGAATGGGTAGACCCCCCGCGAACATTGATGGTGAACAAGTTAGAACTCTAGCCGAGATGCAATGTACGGTTGATGAGATGGCTGCTTTCTTCAAAGTTAACCGCGATACGATCTATGCTCGCTTCTCCGATGAGCTGGAAAAAGGTCGACTTGTCGGAAATATCTCATTGAGACGCAAGATGTTCCATCGCGCCCTGCATGGATTTAATGGTGAGGGCGACAGCACAATGTTGATCTGGCTTTCTAAGCAGTATTTGGGGCATAAAGACAGAAGTCAGGATGAGGTTGTGAGCCTTAACTTTAACGTAACCGTGAGCGAGATACCACAATAATGGACAAAGAGATGCATAAGGTCACCGAGAAGATCAAGACCGCAGAAAAAGACCTTCGCAAGAACAAAAAGTCTCAAGCTGAAGCTGTTCTCAAAGCAGCCGCTAAGAAGAATGAGAAGCTTGTTCGCATCGATAAGACACAGCGCGATCCTTATATCGAGAAGTGCGAGAAGATGGGTGTGAAGCATGGAAAGTGAGTGGAACCCTATAGAAGGCCTGTTGCCGCCTCAACACGCGCTTATCATCTATTATGTGCCCTTTGCCCGTTATATATGGGGAAGCGGCCTAGATTACAGCCAGATCAAGGCTGAGTACCCTGGTGTCACACACTGGAAGGTAGCGACTCTTGAGCCTGAATCAAAAGACTAAATGTCCGTCACTCAAAACATTGATCTCACGATCCCCTATAAGTATAAGTGCAGGCCCTATCAGATCCCATTCTGGAAGGCCATGCGCGATGGTACTAAACGGGCTGTACTCGTGTGGCACCGAAGAGCCGGTAAAGAGAAGACCTGCTGGAACTACATGATCATGCGGGCGATACGTAAGCCTGGCATCTACTACTACTTCTTCCCCCATTTCTCTCAAGGCCGTAAGATCCTATGGGATGGTATAGACAAAGATGGCTTTCGCTTCTTAGACCACATACCCAAAGAAATCATCGAAGGCAACCCCAACGCTACCGAGATGAAAATCCGCATAAGGAGCAAAGATGATGCGACTGGTACTCTCGGGACATCCATTATTCAGATTATTGGCACTAACAATATTGATTCCATTGTTGGTACTAACCCTATTGGCTGTGTATTCACTGAGTATAGCCTACAAGATCCTACAGCTTGGCAGCTCATACGTCCTATTCTTACTGAGAACGGTGGCTGGGCTGTGTTCAACTTCACTCCCCGTGGTGCGAACCATGGCAAAGACCTGTTTGAAATGGCTAAGGCTAATCCTAACTGGTACTGTCAGCTCCTAACTGTAGACGACACAGGCATCATCACTCCCCAAGATATCCAAGCTGAGCGCGATGCTGGCATGTCAGAGGACTTTATCCAGCAAGAGTTCTATTGCAGCTTCACTTTGGGTATCGAAGGGTCTTACTACGCTAAATACATGCAAGAAGCTCGTGAAGAGGATCGTATTGGCCACGTCCCATGGGATAAGAACAAGAAAGTGTACACTGTCTGGGACATCGGCTACGGGGATTCCTGCGCTATCATCATGTACCAGGTCGTTGGGAACGAGGTGCATCTCATCGACTACTATGAGAACCATGGCGAAGGGCTCTCCCACTACGTCTCAGTGCTAAACTCTAAGCCCTATATATATGGTGATCACTTTGGACCCCACGATATAGACTCCCACGCGTTCTCATCCGGCATGTCTGCCAAAGAGGTAGGACATTCACTAGGAATCGGCTTCATAACGCTCCCTACACTCAAAATAAGGCTCGAAGAAGGCATAGAAGCTCTTCGCGGACTCTTTCCCCGTCTATGGATTGATGAGACCAAATGCAAGGGTCTAATCAAGTGCTTAGAAAACTATCGCAAAGAATTCGACCAACGGCTAGAAACCTATAAAGAAAGGCCACTTCACGATAAGTACAGTCACGGTTGTTTCGTTGGAGAGACTCTGATCGATTGCAAAGGAGGAAAGAAGCGTATCGATGAGATCGTAGAGGGAGACTTGGTTCTTACCCCTAATGGACACCGCCGAGTCCTGAAGACGTTTTGCTATGAGTCCGCTGATCTCCTTAAAGTTACAACAACTTCATCATCAGTTATCTGTACATCAAATCATAAGATATTCACCAATGAGTCGTTGACTTACGCAGACTCGTTACGATATAATACCGTTCTTGAGTCAAATAACTTGTGGTCTAGATTGAAATGTCGGATGAAATATGGGTTAAACTTCTCGGAACGAAGTATCGGTTTTCGGGAGAGTTTCTTATCAGCGAAGACGAATGTCAGATCATCTTCAACGGGTACAAGTTTCGATGGGATGGTTTCTACTACACAAGAGGGGTCTCTACAAAGAATCCCAATAGTAGACTACAACGCTGCGTTTGGGCTTTGCACAACGGTCCAATCCCAAAAGGCCATCACATCCACCACAAAGATGGAGACCCTAAAAACAACGCTATTGAGAATTTGGAATGTCTTAGTGCCAGCGAACACTCAAAATTGCATACTTCTACAAATAAGTGGGTTGGAAGCGAAGAAAATAAAAAACAATTGCTGTCAGTCAATGAAAAGGCAAAACCTTGGCATTCCTCTCCGGAAGGAAGAATTCTTCATAAAGCAAACGCGTTTAAATGCTGGCAAAATTCAGTATTTGTTGAAAAAATTTGTGAAGTGTGCGCATCTTCGTATAAAACCAGACACAAAGGACAAGCTAAATTCTGCTCAAATGGATGTAAGACAAAGGCTAGATACTTGTCCAGAATCGACGAAGAAGAGCGTTTTTGCAAGATTTGCGAAGCGCCTTTCAGGGTTAACAAGTATGTTCTCAAAAGAACGTGTTCTCAGGGTTGTGCCGTTACGCTTGCCAACTACACAAAAAGTCTATGACTTTGAGGTTGACAAGGACCACTGCTACTATGCTAATAGTATCCTTGTGAGTAACAGCGACGCAGCGCGCTATCTCGCCATCGCTATGAAGCGCAACGTAGACTCTGCTAAGTCTGGCATCACCGATGAGCAGTCCGAGAAGTGGTACAAACAGAACAATCCGAGGTTTGAGTGACAAGATCTGAAAAAGAAGTTCGTGAAAGAGGAAACGCAATCCAACTCGATATCATTGAAAAGGTTCACGCTCTATGTGATGAACACGGAATCGAGGAGTTGCGGATATCCGTGAAAGATGGAAACATAGTTTCTGTTGAAACCGTGTTGAAACCGTATTGAAAAAGACAATCGAGGCTTAAATGATCGAAGAAAACGTCCCTCCCTTCATCTATGCGTTTAGCAACCTTGTCGAAGAGCACCATCTCACCATGGATCAGTTGAAGGGAGTGCTTGTAGCCTGCACAGTTTCGTTGGCTACTCAATACGGCGAGGATGCAGAACATTTTCTGCACGCATTCTACGCCAGTGCAATAGATGGACTGCTCAGTTCGCGCATGGTGCACGTAAACATGGAGAAGAAAGATGACCCAAGTTCCTGATAAAGAACGAGACCTAGTTAACGAGATGCTAAGGGTGGTGGACTCTAAAGGTTACACCATGGGCGAGATAATGTGCGCTGTCCTGAACGTAATGGGGTTTGTGGTTCTCACTGGCGTAGACAAAGAATACCGAGAGGAAGTCCTGGCTTTTGCTGTCTGTGATATCCACAAAGTAATTAGTTTCCTTGCAGAGCAACTCGCCATCAGCTTTGATTGGGGCAAATTCGAAGAGTTCAAAGAGATTTATGAAAAAAATGCTTCACCCAACTCTGTCTGAAGCACTTGATAAGTACTCCTATCCTGAGGTGAAGGCGGTCTTCAATAAAAAGATGCTGCTCTTGGTGATGAACGGCTTAGACTTTGACATCCACGATATAGATTACCGGGATGGCCAAGAGCTAGTGTGTAAGAAAGGTCAAGACGGATCTACCGCATGGTGGGAGATAGAGCGCGAGGGTTCCGGCTTTACAAGTCTCTTCAAAGGGGCTATAAAGCGTGTCTGTATGTTTGAAGAGGAGACAAGCCATGAGTTCACCGTTCCTAAGACCTAACGACACATCAACTGGCGGTGCTGGAGGAGGAGGCCTCGGCGGCTTCTCTGGAGGCTCAGGGCGCGTTTCCGTTCCAATCCCACCGCAAAAGAGACC